GAACAAGTTACAAAGGTAATGTCTAGCAACGCAAAGATGTTGACGGTTCACACCGCCGATTATACTACGCGTTGCAATATTATCTTTGTAGCTGGTACCATTGGTATGACTGTAGCTCACCAAATTCCTAGCGATTTTCATAGTGTTGGCCTAATTTCAGAAGGTGATAGTAACGAAAGTATTGTTATTCCGGCAAAAGATTTAAATGTTATTCAATGTACTGATAAGTCTGGAAATTTTGTTGATATTGCTCTTATATGTTTTCCTAAATGTATTCCGTGTTTTCCTAGTATTAAAAATAAATTTCTCAATGCTTCATCTTTTGGTTTAATTAATAACGAAGCAGATTACTTGACTCGCTCAGCTCTTGTAGCTTCACCTGGTGGAAGAATCCTTTTGAAGGAGAATTCCACTAGTTCAGTCCAGTACACTCTTGACCAGGTTCCGTACATTGTTATGGAAAATGGTAAAGAAATTGTTACTAGTCTGAACGTTGGTGTAACCTATGAGATGTGGACGAGGAGAGGACTCTGTGGGTCTCTTTTGTCACTAGGAGGTAGACGTTTCTCAAATAAACTCATCGGTATTCATATTGCCGGTGATGGGACAACAGGTGTTGCATACCCTGTTTCCAAAGAATTTCTTGATCGTAATATGGATGCCTTCCTTAAAGTCGACAGTCGCGCGTTGATGAATGGGAGAATTCCATATGGCGAGAGTGAAGTTCAAAATCATTATAAATTTCAGAAACCTCTAGTGACAGGAGATATTGTTAAATTAGCAGATGTTGTAAATGTTCCTTTTTCCGCTACTAAAACTCAACTGAATCCATCTTTGTTTCATAACCAACTTTTTGTAACCCCCAATAAACCTGCTCATCTTAAACCCATTCTTGTTGAAGGTAAAATTGTTGACCCTAAATTAAAAGGAATTGAGAAAGTCACAAAGTCTCAAGTCTATATTGATGTGAAAGATCTGAATATTGCAGCATACGATGTTTCTAACTTCTTTACTTCGAATTCGGAGGCGAGAGTATTTACCCTGGAAGAAGCTGTCAAAGGTATTGAGGATGATCGGTTCATCACTGCGGTGAATCGTAAATCTTCTCCTGGTTACCCTTTCAACATGGACAATCCGGACACGGGCAAACATTACTGGCTCGGTAACGATGAAAATTACATTATCCATCCTGAAGTTATTTCAGATGTGGAAGACCTCATTAACTGCTGTAAGCAGAATAAACGAGGAGATGTAATTTTCATCGCTACCTTGAAAGATGAAAAACGCCCTGCCGCGAAAGTCGATGCTGGAAAAACTAGAGTATTTGAAGCAGCACCAATGCATTTTGTATTGGCTTTTAGAATGTACTTTTTGTCTTTTGCCAAGATGATTATGGAAGATCGTATAGATAACGAGATATGCGTCGGAACCAATGTATTCAACTTTGACTGGCATCGTATTGCAATGAAATTGAAAAGTAAAGGTGATAAGGTAATAGCCGGTGACTTTTCTGCCTTTGATGGTAGTTTAAGTCACCAGTTATTATCTAGGATCCTGGATCTTATCAATGAGTGGTACGATGACGGTGAAGAGAATAGATTGGTTCGGACGGTTTTGTGGGAAGAGATCGTGTCTACTAACGTGTTAGTAAACAAGGAGCTCTACCGGCAAAGCCATTCCCAGCCATCTGGGAATCCATATACCGTTATTATTAACTCTCTTGTCAATTCAATTATCATGCGGG